CAGCACCGTGTTCACGTTCCAGAAGTCCGGATCGTACACCGTGCGGATGTTGAGCGTGGTGTTGTCCGTATGTCCGACGCGGATCAACTCGACGTCCGAGTCGCTCAGCTTGGCCGTCTTGACGAACAGTACCTTGCTGTGGATCGGATAGTCGCACTTGTTCTCGACGAGCGAGATCTGGCACGCCTGTGGCGACGTTGAATCCTCAAGCACCCATGCTTTTCGGCAGAGGATCTTCTCCGCCTCGGTGAGATAACGAGCGATCAGCGCGTCGGAGTACAAGCTGTCTTCGCCGCCGGCCAGTTTGTCCGTGCGGTCGCCGAGCATCTCCCTCGCGACATGGCTGATCAGCTCACAGTTCTTCACGCCGCAAGCGCCCCGTCAAGGCGGTTGCCGTCAGCGTCGACAACCTTACCCAGGTTCTGGAACGGGAAACGCCGGGTCGGGCGCACGACGATGCCATTGGGCAGGCCAGTCCGCTCGTCCTCGACGGAGATCGACTTGTCGACCACCGCGTTCTCCAGCACATGGATGACCTCGGGCGGCACCTCGACGCGCTTGCCGCGCTCGATCAGGTACGCCCGGCCGTTGACCTGCACCGGCACGCGCTTGATGGCATTGGCTTCACCGCCTTCTTCGACGATGATCGCGTAGCGTTCCTTCGTGGACGCGCTCGACGCAGTGGCGAGGCCGACTTCCTTCTCCTCAACATCACCCGCAGCGCGCTGCGCCTGATTTGCCTGCTCCAGCTCGCGGATGCGCGCCTTCAGGGCCTCGACATCTTCCGAGCCGCCGAGCAGTTCGTCCGGTACGCCGGCACCTTCATTCAGTTTCTGTTCGCTCATCTTCCCCTCCTGTGGTTATGCTGCTATTTCCCGCGCGGCTCGCCCGAACGGTTATCTTTTGTGGCCTCCTCGAATGCGTCGGCGTAGACATCCTGCGGCAGCTTGGCCAGGGCCTTGCTGACGATCTCCATCACGTCCTTCGCGGTCTTGGCGACCATTTTCTCGGTGCAGTCGCCGAGCCATACGGTAGGCGAGCAACAACCCTTGTCGGACTTGCGCTCCTTCTCCCGCTCAGCCTCAAGCTCCTTGGCTTTCTCGTAGTCGGGCACCTCGACGGTGAACCCGTTTTCGAGAATCGAGATCCTGATCGTAAAATCGCCGTTGATCATAGCACACTCCTTGCGTTAAGGCCGGTCCTACATCATGCAGGACCGGCCAGTGGTGCAGCGTCCTGCCCGCAGGCAGTTGCTTAGTCTTCGGCGATGAAGTAGAACTGGCCGCTGGACGTCAGGATGGCCGCCGGGGCATTGAAGCCGACGATGACTTCATTGGCCAGATTCAGGCGGCTCATGTCCGTGTCGGTGGCCGGGTCGACCGACGGCGTGCCGACGGTCTGCAGGGTCGGCTCGTATACGGTCCACGTATCGACGGTGCCGGTGTTCAGCGCGCCGACGGTGATGCCGTTCGAGGTCTCCAGCGTGGTCGTGCCGGCAGCAACCTGCTTGATCGCCGAGTCGGCGGCCATACCCTCGTACCACTCGTACGAGATGCGGTTGGTGGCGTCGATCAGCTTGACGTGGCGGGGCACGAAGCCCAGCTTGACGACGGACTTCTTGACGGTGCCGGTGTCCTTGAACGAGCCGATCGCGCGATTCTGATGCGTCGGGCTCAGGCGAAGGGCGGAAGTGATAGCCATTTGCTTGTCTCCTTGTTTGGGTTTCAGTAGCCGGGGATGTTACTCCCCGGCAACCGGATCTTAGTTGGTGGCCGCGACTTCGGCACGCACCAGCCACAGGTCATTCAGGATGACCGCAGTGTGCATCGTCTTCCAGCCGGCGGTGCCGCGCTGACCCAGCGGGTCGCCAGCGGACGGCTTCGGATTCACGACCATGATGGACATGGAGTCCTTGCCCTTCAGCGGGACCAGACCATAGGCGTCCTTGGCCACGTACAGCACCGGGTACACATCAGCCTTGGTGCCAGTGGTCGAGATCATCGAGCCCTTGTCGCCGCCGCCGTCCGCGAAGGCGGTGAAGATGGTGGACCGCAGGTAGCGCACGTCCTCGACTGCACCGATCTCGTTGGACCACGGAGTCGTCGAGCCGTACTGCTTGGTCGGGATGAAGCCGCTGATGTTGCGGATGTCGTTCTCGACGTCCGGGTGCACCAGACCGATGTAGGCAGCCTCGACCGGCTCCGTACGGAACTGGGGGGTGCTGGCCACGACGCTGGTGATGTAGGCGGCGTTCTGGCGCTTCAAGGCACGAGTGCACTTGCGCTGCAGGGCCAGGGTGATCGGCGTATTGACGTCGGTGCGCTGGCTACCGTTGGCGTAGAACACGTTGGTGCCGGCCTTGATGATGTTCCAGCGGATGGTTTCCATCGTCTGGGCGGCCTGCTCACCGAGCACGTCGCTGACCTGCTGCAGGAACGGATCCTCGTGGGTGTCCTCGATCACATCGGAGAACGGCACGAAGTCGCCGTACTGCTCCAGCGTGGCGGTGACGTCGGTCACAGTAACCTTGCTGCCGGCGGGGGTGACACCCTCGACCAACGGAGTCGTGGCGAGAGCCAGCGCGTTGTAGCGGCGGAACTTCGCGACCTTGGTCGACTTGTTGGGCATGACGTAGACCTGGCCGAATTTCTCCAGCACGAGGTACGGGACGCCGCGCGTCAGCATCTTCGCGACAGCGTGGGCGGCGGTACGCGGGGAAATGTCCCCGTAAACCATGTTGGTAGCCATCTTGCTATTCTCCTATTGCGTTGTTGGGGTTGGGGGGTTACACGCTCACGACGGCAGACAACGTGGCCGCAGTCGAGACCGCGTAGTTCACATCAGTCACTCCCGCATCCAAGTTGAGCTTCGCAACCAGGGTGTTGTGATCCGCTTTGAGGGCCGCGACCGCCGTCCGAAGTGCCTCAACTTCGCTGACAAAATCAGCGAGAGCCACCTTGGTATCGGGGTCAAGTTTGAGGCTCGCAACTTTCGTCGCCATGTAACACTCCTTTATCTCATGAGGCTGGCTGCAGCTTCGTCGAACGCGCTGTCGTAGTCATTCGGGTCATCGCCCGAAGGCTTCGGCGTAGTGCGTTTCGTATCCACCGGGGCCAGGGCTGCAGCCGCTGCTGCAGCGGGTTTTTTCGTCTCGCCCTGTTCGGGCGCTGCGGGGGCAGCCGCCTGTGGTTTGACCCCGTTCGCTTGTTTGTACCGGCTGACTAAGTCAATGACTTCTTCAGCAGTACCCTCATTGTAAGCCTTTAGCAGTCCGGATTGCAAGTATGCCGGGTGCGCCTTGATCCAGCCGTCGAGTTTCGGGTACACCGCGTCGTAGTCTTCGTGCGCTTTCAGCACCGCGCCGCGGAATGATGTCGCCTCGGACTTCAGGTGCGAATTGATCAGCGGCGTGAAGTCGGAATAGATGTTCTCCACCACCTTCGCGATCGTGCGTGCGGCTTTGGCCTCGACGGCGGCGATCGCATGTTTCAGCTTGATGTTGAACACCGGCGAGATCTCGTCCCAGTTCTTCTCGAACTCGGCGATCGCCTTCTGTTCGTCCTCGGTGAACTGCGGGTCGGGGAATTGCTCGTCGATCGATGGGCCGGCGTCAGCGGCCGGCGGAGGCGTGCCCTTGTCGTCAGCGGCCGGCGGAGGCGTGCCCTTGTCGTCAGCGGCCGGCGGAGGCGTGCCCTTATCGTCAGCGGCCGGCGGAGGCGTGCCCTTGTCGTCAGCGGACGGCGGAGGCGTGCCCTTATCGTCAGCGGCTGGCGGAGGCGTGCCCTTGTCGTCAGCGGACGGCTCGCCCGTCCCCATCTCCGCAGCCTGGGCCGCAGCGGCAGCCGCGTCGTCCGGAGCCTCCACTACCTTGACCGCCTCGGCGAACGCCGCAGCGAAGTCATCCACACCTTCAGTCTCTGTTGCCATCTCCCCCTCCTTATTCGCCGTCGAACTCGAACGGCCGTTTGGTTATCATGTCAATCACGCCTTGGTAGGCGTTGTACTCGGTTTGGAAACGCACCATGTCGTCCCCCCGCGCGCGGCGCCACGCGGCAAGCGCCGTGTCCCGGTTAATCGCCGCCAGTTGAAGCAGCGCCTGCAGCCCCGGCTCGTGCTGTGCTTGGAACACTGCCTTCTTCAGTTCCTGCGCTTCCTGCTTGATCAGCTTCTTTTGCACGTGCTATTCCCTCCACGGTGGCATTGAACGAGTCCACGCTGGCGCCGACCTGTGCCTTGGTAGCGAGGGACACATCCTTGAACGCTTCGGCGAGCGTCTTCTTGATCTCAGCCGCGAGCAGCTCAGTCTGCGCAGCCTTGTCTTGATTGGCCTCATCCGCCTGCTGCTTGCGCAATTGGTCGACGACCTCCGGATCTTCGAGCAGGTCGAGCGGCAGGTCGCGCACCTTCATCCGCTCTTCTAGTAGCTTACGCGTCTTCAATTCAGCCCGCTCCTCCGGCGTCAGCGTGGCTGCGAAGCTGTCGAGCGCGTACGACCGAACCTCCTTCGCGATTAGGCTGGTCGAGCCCCGAGCGACCACGGCGTAGTCCCCCTTGATGCTCTCCTTGGTGTTGAACTGCATGTTCCAATGGTAGAGTGAAGAGATGAAGCTCGTCGTGAATCGGTCGAAGTTTCGCACCGTGTCACGGATGGGTAGTGCAGCCGCGCCCAGGAACATCGACGCGTTCCCGGACGTCCTCATGGCCTCCGACCCGCCCTTGGTCACGTCGCCAAGAGCCGGCGGCGGCAGCGCCGTCTCCGTATCGGCGAAGCCCAAGAACATCTGCACGATAGCCTGCAGTTCGGGCAGATGCGAGTCCATCTTGATAGACCGCACCGCCGGGATCTGGGCGTCGATCCCCACATCCTCGCGCAGCCACGCACGGCGGGCGTAGATGTCGAGATTCTGCCCCGGCATCAGCAACGACGTATTGATCTCCACCATGTCGCCGCAGACCACGCTGGCGTTGTCCAGCAGCATCCGGGACGCTTCGCAGATGGCCATCTGGCTGTCGCGCATGACCGGCGGCAGCCCGTTGCCGAGGAGGTTGATCTCGTCGTCCTCGTACACGAACACGTGTTCGGGGCGGATCTTCTCGTCGTACGGGTTGATCACCGCCTTGATGATATGCTCGCCGAGCCCCCAGACGTTCGCCTCGACTTCGAGCGACAACTCCTCATCCGAGATACCGACCCCACATGCGCGAAGCTCGTGGCCGGAGACGACACCCCACCACGACCACGCCTCGTACTTCCGCCCGCTGAGGTCCGACACGTTTGCCCGGTCGGACTTCTTGGACCGCAGCTCAGTCTCCCAGTGCAGCTCCTTGTAGTTCCCGGTCTGGTTCTGCCGCAGGTATTCCTTGACCGCCTTCGCGTCGAAGTCAGGTCGGTTGGCCAGCTTCGACACGCCATGTCGTGACAGCACCGCCCGCGTGAACGAGCCGTCCATCTGCTCGAACCGCTTCGCGCTCATGTCGGGATACCAGTCCCACACGGAACCCACCTCATAGTACGGCACACGCCGCTCGATCGTGGTCGCCTTGTACCGGCCCGTGTATGGATCGCGCGACCATGTACGGGCCTTCTGTGTCTTCACCATCGGGCCGAACAGGATGCCATGTGAGTACAGCACCGCGCTGAACACGATCCGCCTGGCCATGTCGACATAGTGGATCTCGTCAAGTTGGTCGTCGATCTCCTTCGACATTCGCTCGGAGCGCTTCTTGGCAAACGCGGAGATCGCCTTCTCGATCTGCTCTTCACTCAGCTCGGCGTTCGGGTCTTCGTTCTGCGCCGCCAGTTCGTCGAGGATGGTCTGCAGATCGGCCTCACTCACGTCGGGCAGCGGCGACGGCTCGATCCCCCAGTTCTTCTCAGTCTGGGGGAACAGCATCTCCATCAGCCTGGCGACCGTGGCGATGACCTTCGTGCGGGTGATCTTTGGGTATGCGTGGCTTTGGTCCGCCGGGATCTTCTTCTCGACGTCCGGGTCGTAGATACCCTTGAACTGCCGCAGGTTCTTCAGCCATTGTTCCTCGGCCTCGCGGCGGTCCTTCTTGTACTGCTCGAACAGCGCGTACAGCCGCACGCCGAGCTTTTTCTTCGCCGTTTCGTCCACGACCGGGACTGTCTGGTTGTCGGGCATCAACTTCTCCTTGAATAGATACCGGCGCCGCTCTGCACCTGCTGCAGGTACGCTTTGCGCTGTTGGGCTCGGTCAACCGACTCGAAGCCACGCTCGAAGAACATGTCGGCGTACTGTCCGGCTTCGCAGACATGCGAGTAGATGTTCTTCTCGGGCGTCTCACTTGTGATGCCGAACTTGTTTACCTTATAATGATACCCGCCCTTCATCCCCCGGATCAAGTAGGCACATTGCGGGCTCACGAGATACGCCGGACCGCTCTCGGTCATGCGGCTCAGGAACGTGTCTGTCGCGTTCGTTCGGTGCACGGGGTTGTTGGAGTACGCGAACCGCACACGCTTGAACCCGGCAGCCTTGAAGATGTCCACACAACTCTTCTCATCCGTCTGCGACGCCGTGTTCCCCGCAGGGTCGCCCGTGATCTGGATGTTGAAGTCGGTGTACTTGTTCCGCAGCAACGGTTTCAGCCGCTCCTCGATCGCGCGCTTAAGCCCCATGCCTTCGGTCACGATCTCATCGAGCGTAAGCACGCGCCCCGCGGTGTCCTGCTGCTTCAGCGTCATGGCCGGCGTGAGCCCGAAGTCGGCGCTGATCACCAGTAGCTGCTTCGGATTAGGCACGAGGACGTCGTTCGCCACGTGCCAGTCCTGCTTGAACATCGGATGCACCGGCTTCCCGGCCTTGGACGACCCATACTCGTTGAGCACGTAGACCTTGATGTACTCGTCGCTCGCGTCCTTGCACAGGTTCTCGTAATACCCCGGCGCGAGGTTCTCGACGTTCTCCGCCTGCGGGTTGGGCACGAGGTCGTATCCCCTGGCCGCGCGGCTGTTTGGTATGCGAAGCATGCCAGGAGGCTGCACGAAGCATTCCCACTCGTTGGGGCGGGGCTGTCCGGTTGTTGGGTCGAGCCCCTCCATCATGGCCCACCAGTAGCTCCCCTCCTCCGGGGCGTTCGTGTCAGCCCAGATGCCGGCCCATGTGGCGCCGCCGTCCTTGCGCGAAGGGAATCGGTCGATCCGGCCCTGCAGACCTTCGACGATCTCGCGGGGGATCTCCCGAGCCTCGTTGATAAACGCGCCTGTCAGTTCGAGCGACAGCAGGTTCTTCACGTCCGCCGCGTCGTCGAGGGCGCGGAACAGCACCTCGGCACAGACATCGCC